GAGCGTTAGGCGTTGTTACTCCCCCGAGCCACCGTCAACATCTGCAGGGATAGCAATATCATATACTTGAGCTGCATCGTTGTTTGTTGGTTGCCCATTACCCAGCATATCAATCGCATACAAAGTTGCACGTTTCATTGCAAAGGTTTCTTTGTAAACTGCAATTTTTTCAGGACGAGATTGAGTGGCATCATATTCGCCGTCAATAAATGCAATCAATTTATTTTCAGGAACATCTAAAGATTCGATGATATGATCTTGCGAAATGAATGGCAAGTTCGAAACAAAAACGCCGTTAGCATTTTGGGTTGTAACTCGAGCCACAATATCGTAATAATTAACAGGGTTTACAATCAAGTACACTTTGCCTGAAACCTTACGATATTTAGTCTCGCCGTCAGTATCGTTGTCGCCAATACGATGTGTGTATTTTGAAGCAGTTTTAAGTACCTTAGCAAATTCTTTTACCATAGTAGCAGAATCCTTGAAAGTTAAAGTACCAGCTGAAGCTTTATCAGGATATACACCTCCAGTAACAGCTCCATCCAAATCTTTCAAAAGACCAATCGGCTCGTTATTCCCTGTACCAGTAACAATTTTCACTTCCCAGATGTCAGAAACAGCTTCACGCAAAGATAACTGTACATACCGATTGATCCAACGAGGAC